ATGGCTACTTTTATTACCTATGCTGTCATCATTACTATTCTGGCTGCTATCTCTGCTTATAAACTCGGAACCGAACCGAAAGAACGAGGCGAATTATTCTTGGGTGCGTTTGTTGCATTTGCTAGCCTTGCGTTAATTGTCGAAGGGATTTCTTATATTGTTGGCCTAGTTAGTATGACACTTTTTAACTTCCATCCAACTATTGCTATGCATTTACTACTGACGGTATTCTGGGTATATTGCTTAATCGAATTTTTAACGTTTGTTTTCAAACAGACTAAATAATATTGTAATCTGCCATTTCTCCTTATGTGGTTTTAACAGGGGGCTTTCGAAAGAGAGTTCCCGATTAAAAGCCATAAAACACATTCAGTACAGTGTTTTCATAGTCAGTGACTATACAACATAAAAACATAACAAGTATAGATTGAGTATTAATCCTCCCGCCCCTTCGGGGGCGGTTATTTTTCTGGCTTTAAAGAATAATGTAGCATTATGTTCATTATAACCTCATCTTTGTTGCGCAAACCTAACCTAAACTTACTAGGGACTCTTCGGAGTCCCTTTTTTTATTGGCAGTAAGAAAAGTTAGTACCGTACATTTCATCATGAAGCATTGCAGCATTGCGTTTCTGTTCTTCTTCCTCATCTTCTACATCACTAGAAAAATGAGATTTGCCCTTAAAAGAACGAAGTAATTGCAGTGCAGCCATCGGATCACGCATCACATCGATTTTCACTTCTACTTCATCATTTGCGGCCTCATCAGCCGCGTTTTCAACTACTGCTACCGGAGCAACTTCTTTAGCTTTCAGTTCTTCAATCTCAGCTTTCTGTGCTTCGATAATCTGGTCTTTTTCTTCCAGTGCAGCTTTCAGTTCTGCGATCTGTGCTTCCAGTGCAGCAAAGCGATCTTCAACAACCGGAGAAACAGCATTCACCTGTGCTTCCAGTTCCAGAAATGCTTCGCAAGATTCAATACGTTCTTTCTCTTCACCTTCATAAGCAACCAGTTCTACAACTTCTTTTTCGGTAGCGTGGCTGTTAAAGAAAACAGCAAAGTAAGGATTGCCAGATTTAGTGAAGTTCAGTTTAGCTTTTCCGGTAACTTCTTTACGACGACCGAAGGTGATCTGGCAATCAGCGGTATCCTGAAAATCCATGTTAGGAGCGGAAACGATAGCAGTATCACCAGCAATAACCAGGTGGAACAGTTCAGAAGAGTTCTTAACGGTAAAAGTAACGATGTGGTCTACTGCAACGTCTTTAGCAGGTTTAACGCGGTCGATTGCTTTACGAATGCCGTTAGGCAGTTTACCGTCAACACCAAAGCCAGCCGCGATCAGTGCTTCACGATGTGCTTTAAAGCCAGCGAAGGCGGATTTCTGCTGCGCAAAGGAAACATGAGCAACAACTTTCGGCTGAATCTTCTTGTTTGCTTCGGTGCCAAATTTGATAACTGCTTTAGCGTTGGTTACTTCGTTAGTGAAAAAGTTAGCGGAAAATAACATTATAAATACTCCTGTGGAAAGTTAGTTTTAATTGTTCATTTCAAGCCTCCTTTGCTGCAACAAGGGAGGCTTTTTCTTTTTTAAAGCCATCATATAATTCTCAGTCAAAGTTGATTACCAAACGGTAGCTTCAATCTTCACTTTAATGTCATATCGTTTTAGCAGTTTATGAAAGGTTGATTTATCGATGCCCTCATTTTTAAACCACTCTTCAATTCTCACACCCGGCGTTAACTCAAAGTAGCGTTTAGCCATTTCTAAGATGATTTCGCGAGTGAACTTAACAGGTCGTGCCATCTCGAATCCTCCTACAATGTGGATTAATGATTTCTTAAAAAAGAGCGTTAACCGCTCACTATTATTTATATGGGGATTGTATTTTATTTTTCAACCCCTCACATTTATCTCTTATATATGTATTTATAACAGAGATATGTTAAAATGTTATTCAGATGTTATCAGACGTGTTAAATGTGTTAAACCACAGCACGAATTGCTAAAGCGAAGAACACGATTTAACCAAATTGATGTATATTCAATCAATTTAGAAAAAGGCATAGCACTTTTTGCTAAAGCGGTGAGCATTAATTGAGCTATGAATTGTAAAGATTTGTTACAAGATTTTCTCTCAGATCCAAATCTTCACAGACATATAACAATTTAACACGGTGATAACAATAGGAAGGAAAATCGGTAAATTTTCACTTTCAATACAAATATTATAAAATATTTATCTCGAATTTTCAAGTATACCACCGATCCTACACAGTGTCAACAAAGGATTTTCAAACCTACACTAGCCCTACACTATGAAAATTGCCCCCGAATTTTGCCCCTGAACCAAAATCCCCTAGATTCCACATCCCATTTTTGCCCCTGAAACCTACTATTTTTGCCCCTGAAATTCTGGGAAACAGTGATTTTGCCCCTCATTTTTGCCCCTGAAATGCCAATAATTGCCCCTGAAAATCTAATTTTTGCCCCTGAAATTTGCCCCCGAAAAGGATTTGTGAGAAAAACTCTTTATAAAACATTAACTTAGTGAGGGGCAAAACGGGGAATCGGGCGTGCATAGATATTATATAACACATTCGCTACGCTCATGTGTAAAACCAAAAACAACAAATAACCAAAAAGATATTAGGAGGGCGTAGCCCGACTGCGCGAAGCGCTAACCAATTACTTCTAGTAACACTAATTTAAACTAGATGATCTTAGAAGGAATTAACTAGTTTGCTCGCTCGCTTCGCTCACTCCCAAACGTCTGCGACGCCACTGCGTGGCATCGAGAATCACTTTTGAAAGGATTTTCTTAGAAAGGGATTTAATACCAGATGATAACTGATTCTAGTAAACGAACGAAGTGAGTAACAATCCCTTCCAAAATCATCAAGAATTTTCTCTTATAAATAATATCAGAATTACTTTGATTCACTTTCTTTTAGAGGATTTCCACTATGAACCATAAAATGACTACCACTACTCCTTTCATCCTGTTAGGTTTTGATGCTGATAGCTTCCACAATGACAAGTTAATGAAGATGTTCCGTGAACGTGGTTATAACATCCTTTTCAATTCCGATGAATCCCATTTCTCTAGTGCATGTTATGCGTTTTGCCGTAATAAGAAGCCGACCATTGTTGTTAACTGCTTCACCGATGAAGACCGCCTGAAATACCAGAACATTCCAGCAATCATTGTTCGTGATGACCTGCCTTTCGAAGTCCGTGATTATGACATTGATTTAGGTAGCTTCGTTACTGTCTATGAACTGGATGAAGCAATGTTTAACTACGGCAAAGAAACCGCTCAGAAAGCACCAGAACGCGATGAACAAGACGAAGATGACGACGACTACGCTCCAATCTGTTTCTCTTCTCAGAATGGCTTCTACGGTTACGATGAAGGCTTAGATATGCTGTAAGTTAGGTCAACCCTTTGGCGTCCTGTCAAGGGGTATTTGACAATATCTTCAAACTTTTTTATGATTATCGCACTTGACAACTTTGAACCTATTTGACCTAGATTTGTAAAGAGGATGTAACATGAAAGAATTTACCATCACTAAATCCCTGTATGACTGGACTGTTAAAATCTCCGGCAAAACCGTTTCTGTAACCCCTAGCCATGTAGAAAATGATTGGGGCGTATCCCGTGAAACTATCTCCCGTAGTATGCATGTTCCGTTTGATCTGATGTCCTTAACTGGTATTCATGCAATGCTGGAAGTTCGCGAGCAATTCGAAGCTGGTAATCACAATGCGACTCCAGTTAACAATCACCTTCTTACTAATGAAGAACGTGAAATCATCGAAAACTGGCGTTATGAATATGCGATTCCTTATTATGAAGAAGACCAAGTAGAAATCGATTGGTGATAAATTTCTATTATAAATAAAATTGTTCCGGTGGTGATGCCGGAACTAGGAGGACCAATATCATTATCGCAAAACCGTTTAAGGGGAATTACTACTATGAATACTGTTACTACTATGAATACTGCTGTTAAAACTGCTTCCGTGTCTCTGGTTGTTGATAACACCAAACCGCTGACCATGTCTTCCCGTCAGATCGCTGAATTTACCGGAAAAGAACATAAGCATGTTAAACGTGATATTAAAACTATGCTTACTTCTCTTGAATTAGATGAGTCCAAATTTGGACGCATCTTTTTTGACCAATATGGACGTGAACAAACCGAATATCACCTTGACGAAGAACTTACGCTGACTCTTGTTACTGGTTACGATGTTAAGCGTCGAATGGTTGTTATTCAGGAATGGAAACGACTGAAAGAAGAAAATGAAAAACTGCGTCAGGAACGTTTAGCTGTTAACCCGTATGCAGACTTTGAAGAAACAGACTGGATCGAACTGGCATTAAAGAAAACTCGCGAAAACAAAAAGCTGATTGAACTTCATGTTCGTAAGTCTGTAGATAGCCATTCAATGACGCGTCTGTTAGGCGCTAAAAAGGGCGCTACGAAGGTTAAAGAAGCACTGACGGCCTTGCGTACTGCTGGATACATTGAGCGCGTCTATGATGAAAATAACAAGCCGTGTGGGTATGTTGCTAATGACTCTTCTCTGTCTTTCTGCCGCATGAATGCTCACTACCAACTTGAGTTTACTGTTGATGTGCTTCCGGTGCTGGTTGAATTGGGCGTTTTGGAAGAAGAACAGAAAGCAACTCTTAAACTACCGCAGCCAAATAACACTATTCTGATTCAAAATAAAGCGGCTGAACGTCTCCGTCAGAATGTTGGATCACTGGAAGTCTTCGGACTGTAATAATTTTTAGCCTCGCCTAGTGCGTGGCTTTTTCATACCTACATCACGCGACTTTTCGCGCCATCTTCCACCAACCCGCCGATGGCGTTTTGGACACCCTACAGATACAAAAAAGCCACTCCGAAGAGTGGCAAAGAGAATCAAAACTCAAAAACCTGTTGCTTCTACGATCTGACCATCACCGATCTGAACATAGAATTTAATGTCTAACTTCTTCATATTCTTATAGAATTGGGCAATTGAAATCCCATGTTCACTAAGAATCTGTTCTTTCGCTTCCTTACCACGATCCGCTGTATAATAAGCGTAGGCAATATCAGCCATCTGTTCAGCGTTAAAACGGGCAGGACGACCGCGAGTAGCTTTAGTAGTCATAGTCATTTTCTCCAAATTAAAGTGAATGTTCACCTTTATTTAGAGGACTTACATTTTATCGGAAAAAGTTCTCCATCGTCAACCGACATAAAGAACTCTGCCTTAATCCCGTACTTCTTCAACCGTGAATAATATGTACCCCGACTAATATCAACCTTGCGAAGCACTTCAAAGAAGGACTTAGGATCGTTGTAATAGTGGCTGTACTTCACGTTAGCGAGTTCAACGAATAGTTCCCTTGTATCACCATATCCTTTCTTAAAAGCTATGTTACGTGGCATTGTGACAGCCATACTATCCCTTGTCTGTTTCAACACTTCTCGGATCGGCTTCCACTGCAACCGATAGATAGGACCGTCATCAATGCGATAATAACGCTTGATATCAAAATCAAACCAATCTCGGACTCTCCGAAACTCTGTATGTGATGTTCTATGTTTCTTAAAGAAGTTGTGAACGTCTGTATAACCATTATCACGGTAAAATTCTATTAAAATCTCTTTCGCTTCCTCACGGCTAAACCCGGATGTTGTGTAATCAGTCTTTAAGTGCTTATGTTTTACTGGCAAACGATATTCATGATCGGTACAACAAGAAAAGGCTAATTTTAATTCATCTCTTTGTTGCTGATTAATTAGCATACAACCCCCTTAAATCTTAATACCCGTATTTATCAAAATATCAACAATTTAATAAATACCTTCATATTTCGTAATGAGGGTAATTACATGAAACTGATTTCTAATAAGGCAAAATTAAAAAAGATTCTCAGAAATATCTCTGCTGCAATTCGCCCACCTAAAGCAATGAAACCTAGCGAGTGGGTAGAGGCTAACGTAGTTGCTACCGATGGTGTTAAAGCCGGATCTCTAATTAAATTGCATCCCTTCCAACGTGGAATGATGGACGCGATCACCGAAGACCGTAGAAAAATTGTGTTTAAATGTTCGGCACAGTTGGGTAAGACCATGATTCTTAACGGAATTATCTTCCATCGGATCGCGAGTAACCCTACTAATATCGGGGTGTTGCAAAGTAACGTTAGGGAACTAAATTCTTGGATCGCTGGTAAGGTGAAGCCAGTATTAGAGGCAACGCCAGAATTAAAGGCGATGATCACCGACAAATCAGATCGCAATGCCGTTAACAACTCATCGATTATTCAGCTTCGTAACGGATCGTTTATGTATTTCATGTCGTTGAATAGTCCGTCACATCTTCGCGGTAAAACACTCCCTTTGATTATTCTTGATGAAGTTGATGCGGCTGATGAGTCAGACGAAGGGAACCCGATCCAGCTAGCGGAACAACGCGCAACCACTTTCGGGGAAGATGCAAGGATCGTAATTGCTTCCACTCCAACCGCTCGTGATGGGGCGATTAACCAACAATGGGAACTCTCGGATAAGAGAAAATATCATGTCGTTTGCCAGCATTGCGGACACAAGCACGTAATGGAATGGAGTAACGTACATTTCGATTGGCATACGATTAACGGTAAATCATTACCCAACCCAGATACAGCCGTTTATCGTTGTCCTGAATGTGAAACCGACTGGACCGAAGGGGATCGCCTACGTGCTGTTGCTAAGGGAGAATGGGTCGCCACCGAACCAAATGCGGAAGTAATCGGTTTTCATGCTAACCGCCTTATGTCTCCGTTTAGTTCTATCCGTGCGTGTGTGGTGGACTTTGCTGATAGCTACGCGAATATGTCCCTGGCAACGTTCTACAATACAGTCCTCGGTGAAACCTTCGATGATCTTAACGAAGACCGCACAGCCGACGAACTGGAAACGCTGAAAACTGATATTAGCCTAGACAATATTCCTGATGATGTACTGGCTCTGGTAGGTGGAGTTGACCAGCAAAAAGACCGTCTGGAATCTACCTTGCTGGGTATTTCTCGTAAAGGTCTATGCGTAGTTGATCACCGATCATTCTATGATGTGAACTGCGAACGCCACGAATCACCAGCATATGACCAGCTTTATAACTTCCTGAAAGCGAAATTCTATACCCGATCCGGTGAACGAATCCCGATGCTATCTGCTTTCGTGGACTCATCGAACGGACGAGCTACGCAAGTGATCTACCGATTCTGTAGTCGGTGGCAAAATCTAACCGCCATTAAAGGCGCAAGCAATGTTGATGCACCAATCCTTCCGGTAAAAGACACAAGAACGGGTGGTTTTACCCTTAAAATTCTGGGCGTAAACAACCTTAAAACGATGATCCGTGAAATGATTAACCGGAACTTGAGAGATGGCGATCCTCACACTGTCTTCCAGATTGGTGACGTTCCTGATGACTATTGCGAGCAATTGCTTTCTGAACAGTTGAAACGGCAGGGTAATACCACACGTTGGGTAAAAGTTGGTCAGCAACGAAACGAGGCTCTCGACTGCCTGGCTTATTCCTATGCTGCTTCTCGCCATGTACTCAATAAAATGTCATGGGAAAAACTCGAAGCCATCAAAGATAGTTTGAACCGTGAACCAGAAGAACCCGTAGAAGCTCCTAAATCGCAATCTGACGAGCAAATCGAAGAAAATAAGCCAATCACACGACCACAACGTAAAAACATCGCCAGACGCCCAAATAGAGGCCGTAGCTGGGTAACATCGTTCTAATAACTCGCCGTCCTTCGGGGCGGCTTACTCCTAAATATTGTTAATCCAATAACAATTAAATAAGGGGTAATTATGAGTTTAGAACTAATTCCCTTAGTAATTCGTAAAGGCGAAAAAATCACGCTGGCGAATGAAGAGGGTGTAACAATTCAGGTAGGAAATAATAATAAAGGTATCATTTATCAGGTTGATGATACTCCGGCTAATCACGAGATTAAAACGTTAGACTTTCCAGAAGGGAAGATGACCATTGTTATTACTCTTGATGAAGAACTGGTATCAATGCAGGAACTGACAGTTTTACCTATTTTTCAACGTCAAACAAAAAAAGAATACCTAAGAGAGACCATTGCTTTAATTGAGCAGGTTATATTTGCTCGATTAGCGAATGACGAGGCGGCTTTGTCTCAGATGAGTATCAAAAATACTACATTTGTGTACGAGTCATTGGGTGTTCTCCAGCAATTGAAGACTGATTATGAACGTCAGTTATCAAAATTAATTCAAGCCGAACGACGTAAACAGGGAATTAGCCCGATTAAAAATATCAAATTACGTCTTACGCGATAAGGGGTAAATCATGTTTAATCTTTTTCGACGCAAAAAGGCGGTAGAAACTCCAGTTAAAACTAATCACCGCCAGCAACAACCAAAAATTTTCATCGACAAATCTATAGAAAAATACCAGAGATCTTTGGCGACTCGTAGTTTAGGTCTGGTGGGTGATCGCATTGATGGATCACTTCAACAAGACACCATTACAGGAACCTTCAATAAGGCTCTCAAATCGAACGGTAAGCGCCTTTATGATCAGGGTCGTACTCTGGCCTTAAACACTTCCGTAGGCAGTCGATACACGCAATACATCACCGATATGGTGGTAGGTACTGGCCTAGATCCGAAGCCATCAATCGTTAAATCAAATGGCAAACTTGATAGCGCACTGAATAAGCAGATCGAGAATGCTTTCTGGAAGTGGGCGCAGAACGCTAAACGCTTCTCTCGTAACGGTCGCTTTAACTTCCGTGAACTGCTGGTAATGGCTGAACGTGAGCGCGTTATGGGTGGTGAGTGCTTCATCGTTTTAACCAAAGAAAACAATGAGTTAAATGTTTCTATCCTGTCTGCTGATAAGTGCGACTGGTCGCTAAACCGTGAAGTAAGCAAAGAACGCGCTATCTATCAGGGGATCGAGTATGACGTAGAAACAATGCGCCCTGTTGCATTTTGGTTTCGTAAAATCAACCTACTGACTCAGACTTACACAGGTGATAACTATCGCGTAGATGCTTCGCAAGTATGTCATTATTATCAACCACTTGCGGCTGAATCTCTGCGTGGTGTGACTGACTTCCTGCCAGTGATTAAGGATATCGCACATCAAGACGCATTCCGCGAAACTGCGATCGTCCAGAAACGTATTGCAGCTAGCTCTATGGGCTTTATCGAACGTCCGAAAGATTCTGGTGACGATTTTGATACTGGTGAAGAGGATGAACAATATCAAGCGCCGGAAGTAGTACAGGATTTTGCACCGGGTACTATTCAGGAATTACCGGAAGGGGCAACGATCAAGAGCATCCAGGCGACGCAAAGCGGTGATGACTTTAACAGCTTCAATGATGCGATGTTTACTAGCGTATCAATGGGCTTAGGCGTGTTTAAACAGGGCTTAACGGGAGATTGTTCACAGATCAACTACTCAGCCGCACGTTTTGGTGAACTACTTCAACGTAACCGCGTTAAAGCACTTCAAAACAAATTAATTGAAACAGTGGTATTGCCAATTTTTGAAGCATATCTACGCCATTATTCCGCGCGTGGTATTGTTCCGATTCGTATTACTGCAATTCCACATATTATCGATAATACAACTATTATTCGTCCGCGTTTCGAGTCTGTCGATGTTATTAAAGACGTAAACGCTGATATTGCTTTAATTGATAAAGGACTTAAATCACGTACTGCCGTTATTCTTGAACGTGGTGATGATCCTGAAAAAGTATTCTCAGAGATTCAAGCCGAAAAGAGCGCACTAAATATTATCGTTGATGGCGAGGGTGAAGAAAAAAATTCCCCAGCCGATCCCTAATAACCAACGGGGGCGCAATGCCCCCAATTAATTAAAGGTGATTAAATGCTTAAATTTCGCCGCGATCTTAACGGTTACGGTGGAGTTATTAACGAAGGGCATAACGATCAATACGAATTTGAAATTGCTTTCTCCAGTGAACAGCCTTATCAGCGCCAATTCTGGGATGAGCAAAATCAAGAAATGGTGGTATTAGATGAAATTCTGGTACATACACCGGAAGCGGTTGATCTGTCCCGTCTGAATAATAACGCTCCGTTGCTGTTCAATCATAATTTCGATAATCATATTGGTGTCGTTTGTAACGCTCGAATCGATGCGGATAACGTAGGTCGTGCTCTGGTTAAATTCTCTAAGCATGGCACTTTGGCTAATGATATTCGCAATAAAGTCATTGAAGGTACGATGGAAAAAATTTCTGTCGGTTATGACATTAAAGAATATCACATCGACTACACCAAAGGGCAATTGATTGTTACTAAGTGGGCGCCTTTTGAAATTTCATTTGTGACGGTCCCTGCCGATGATTCTGTCGGTTTAAATCGCTCTCTAAATACTATCACAGTTAATTTGGAGGCTAAACGCGATATGACTAAAGAACAAATCGAAGAAATCAAAGAAGAACAAGAATCCGCTCAGGTTGAAGAAACTCCGGTAGAAGAAAATAAAGAACCGGAAGTTGAAGAAACTCAAGAGCGCCAAGTTGAAGAGAATAAAGAAGATGAAAATCTCGAAGACGGAAAAGACGCTGAACATCCTGAAAGTGTTGATGATGATAGTTCAACTGTTCGGGAAGCAGAAGAAGTAAAAGAAGAACGTGAAGCCGCTCCGGATGAAGAAGAAAAAACCGAGGAAGTGGCTGAACGTTCCGAAGAAGATGAATTAGAAATTCGCGAAATTGCACGCGAACTAAATATTGATGACGAAGAATTGAAACGCGCATTAGCAATTAAAGACATGACGCCGGAAGCATTCCGCACTAAGACACTAAATAAAATCGCTACTGCTCAACGTAATAACGAACAAATTAAGGACTCTAAAATGGAAAAAACTTTTGACCTGAACAACGTAATTCGCTCCCTGGTAGATGGTGAAGCTCTGGGTGCTAACGAAGCCGAGTTTTCTGCAATGGCTGCTGGTGCTGCAATGCAGCGTGGTCGTGCTGCTCGCGGTGGCTCTGTATTCGTTCCGGCTGCTGCTCTGCGTGCTGCTGCTGATGGTAACACCAAAGCTACTCTGACTGCTGTAACCGACGAAAAACTGCTGACCGAATCCTATGTAGAAATGCTGCTTCCGCAGTCTGTTCTGGGTCGTCTGGGTGTGACTGTTCTGTCTGGTCTGAATGCTCCGATTGCTGTACCGAAAATGACTACTTCCAGCGTTGATGCTTTCGGTTTCGTTGATGAAAACGGTGCTGCACCGGAAAGCAAAGCTGAATTTGCAAACGTGAAAATGGCTCCTAAGACGTTTGCTGGTGGCAACCCGATCAGCCGTCAGTCTCTGAAAACTGTTCCGAATATTGCTACCCTGATCACTGATCATATTAACAAAGCTGTTCGCATCAAACTGGAACAACTGATTCTGTCTGACAAAGATAATACTCGAGGTCCGAAAGGTCTGGTTAAGCAACTGGTAGACGGTGGTCGCGTTACTAAGAAAGCCGCTTTTAGCTACAAAGACTTCCTGAAAGAAATTGCAGCACTGACCGACGCTGGCGTTCCGGCACAGTCCATCAAGTTTGCAATGAGCGGTGCAACTGCTGCTGAACTGGAATCTACCCTGAAAGATAACGGCGTTTCCGGTTATATCATCGAAAACGGCAAACTGGCTGGTTACGATGTAGTTACTTCTGGCGTTATTCCGGCAGACCACATCGTTCTGGGTGATTTCTCCGGTATCATGATCGGTGAATGGGGTGGTCTGGAACTGGATATGGACGACACCACTTACCGCGCACAGTCTGCTATCGTTCCGCGTATCTGGGTAGACCTGGACTTCACCGTAGTTCAGCCGGAAGCTCTGAAAGTTCTTCACATCTCCGCTGAATGAACTAACGTAGAACCATCTGAACCTTCCCCCGATTTGGGGGAAGAAAATCTGATTCCATCTCAGGAAGAAGAATCTCAGACGGTTACGGCGAAAGCCACAGTTAAAAAACAACGTAAAACTAAAGAATAATAATTAGCCCTGCCTAACGGTGGGGCTTTTTTGTATGTAAATACTCCATAAAGGGGGTAACTATGTTCAAATTATCAGAATCACAATTATCAAGAATGTTCCGAAGTGCTCCTGTATTTTCGGTGGAAGGTGGTAAATCAATTCGTGCTTATCATGAAATTACTACTACCGACGAACAAGGGGTAATGACAGAAACAGAATTTCTATTCTGTCGTGAGGGAGACTTAAAGCAGGGTGATATTGTCACTGTAGAAAATCAGCGTTTCAAAGTTCAATACGTTAAGCGCAATGGTGACAATACAACTGATTGCTTTATCACTCTGGCAGGGGGTACACATGCTCGCTACCGTTAATAATATGCCTAGACTGAAAATCAAACGCGCCTTGCAGGATATTATCGAACAAGATTTAGGTCTGGCTTTAAACGTAGAACAAACTCAGCAAGGCTTTAGTGATGACGTGGTTTGTTGGATCACCGGAATGAATGAGACTTACACTAGGGTCCGTGGCGGTAATGCAATGCAAGCTGAATGCGTTATCGAAATGCAGTTATATTCTCAGATTCATGAAACGAAAATTCATGAGGGTATTTGCCAGATAATCCAGATTCAGCCGGATAACCCACGTTTTAAAGATTTGGGCTTCTCAATTTCAGATATCACTCCAGTAGCTTCTAATACCGATTATGACGATGATTCTAGTGATGGTGGTATCGTTGGGACACTTAGCCTTAAATTTTCTTATCTAGCGCGTTTTTAAGGGGTAATAATGAATATTACACAAGATAACTTAGACATTTTCACGGGGTCGCATGTTGAAGTGTCGATCTCTAACCAGATAGACAATCAGGTCGACTTTTTCGATCCTAGCTTTAGTTCTATTGAGAACATCGCAGCATTCCCTACGCTAACCGAATCCACAGAGATTGAAACTCTGGAAGAGTACGATCAGGACGCTACGGGGAAACTTGCTGGTTATCGTAGACTGGAACCGACAACACTCACGTTAAACCGTGTTCTTGACGATGAACATCAAGCAATGTTGATGAAAGCGGTAGAGGATAAAACACCTTTACGCTTCCGTATGTTCTATGTTGTGAACTCTGGCTATAGTGCTGCTAACACAGGGTACTTTTGTATATTCGATGCTTACGTCACATCACATAAAACCCGTGGTAGTGATAACAAAGCTGTAACACTGGAATTTAAACTTGAACCAGATGGCGGGATTTTGGCAAGGGGTATTGCTACCGAAGGCCGGATCTTACGTCAGGGTGATTTTGGTTTGGGTGCAGGTGTACATCCATTCACGGGCGGTATTGATAGCGAGGCATTAGCAGGAAACCGTTTCGTAACCTACAAAGGAACGGCTAGCACTAACCCTTATGGTGCTGATACATCGTTAATTCACCTTCAAGCTAATGAGCATGGCGCATGGCAATTAACCTGTAATACTTCTGGCGCACCGCGTTTACGTGTCCGAAATATTCAGGAAAACGGTCGTTCTGAATGGATCAAGGTATATTCCACCAATGAGAAACCGACACCTAGCGAAATTGGCGCAGTGGCTAAGACGGACCGGATCGATTTCGGTGAGTATTAAGATTGCTTACCTAAATAAAACATGAACGTTGGGAGGTTAACGCCTCCCTTATTCCTGTTTTATAGTGAGGTGATTCGATGCAGTCGATCCAATTTAAACGCACACAGACGGCGGGTAAAAAACCAACGCCGGAACAATTATCACAGGGTGAAATCGCCTTACAGTTGGCGGATCATGTGATTTACACCAAAGACAAAAATAATAACGTAGTCCAAATTAGTGTTTCTCCAGAAAAACACGCTGAACTGAATACGAAAGTAGACAATAACAAAACTAGCACTGACCGTGTTATTGCTTCCAACAAACAAGAAGCCGCTAATAATCTGGCTAGTGCTAAAGCTGAACTGAATCAGACTATCACTTCTACCCGTGATACTCTCAATGCTTCAATCACTGCTGGCGATACCGCAGCCAACAAACGAATTGATGCTTTGACTACCACAGTAGGTAACAATAAAACCGAAGCTGCTAACGCTCTGGCGGCTGCTAAGACTGAACTGAATCAGACTATTACTTCAACCCGCGATACTATCAACGCGACAATTAACAAGAACAAGACAGATATTAATGCGCGGGTTGATCAGACGAATACCAACGTTACCAACTTAACGAATACTGTCGAAGCAAATAAATCAGCAATAGAAAAGACGGTAGCGGATAATAAGAAAGATGCCGACACGAAGATCACCAATCTTACGGGGACAGTTAATAGCAACCATACAGCAATTAACAACAAGGTAGACCAGAATAAATCTTCTACTGATGCCGCAATTGCCGCAGCTAACCAGCGAATTGATTCTATTGAAGGTAGTGCCGATGCTGCTTACATCAAGAAGAATACCAACACTTACCATCACGGCTATCTGTTAACCAAAACAGCTAACTATTTGGAAGACCAGACAGCGAGAGATCTTAACTACTTTGGTGCTTTCCGTACCAATGGTCAAGATGGACTCATGGATCTAACTCTTAACGTTCCTCACTCTGCCGGTAAAGCGCACGGTCGCGGATTTACTTTCCGTTATGCGTCTGGTGGATCTCGTGTTGAAACCTATGGTTTTGATAGAGAAGGACAGAAGAACTTTAGCTATAAGATGTATCACGAAGGTGATAAGCCGACTCCTGGCGAGATTGGTGCATACACCAAAGCCGAAGTTGATAAGATGTTTGTTAAAAACGTCGTTATGTCTGTTCCCAATTCTAGCGAAAACGTATCTGCATATTTCAAATTGGCAACCGCAACAATTCCACAAAACGGGCGTAGTGTGTTTTTCCGTATTCATGGTGGTAATGGTTACAACGTTACGGCATATGACCAAGTTGATGTAGTAGAAATTCTTCTCCGTAGTGGTAACGATAGACCTAAAGGTCTTAACGTAATTGCATACCGTAGAAATACAAACAAAGATTTTGAGGTATTTGCTGTCAATACTTCCGGTGATAACTATGATATCTACGTGAAATATCAGCGTTATACCGATAACGTCATTGTCGAATATGGGAAATCTGTTTATGTAAGTTTGACGGTTTATGATACGCCGGAAGCCACGTTAATTAAACCTTCCGTTGGTGTTATCGGTGGTCGCAACGTAACTCTTTTTAACACAGAAAATAAACGTGGTGTGTTGAGTTTTGACGACAATACACAAAACAGCTATGACATTGTTCATCTAAGCAATGATAGAGGTACTGGACGAAAATATATTCGTAAATTCCGTAGCAACTATAACGAAATGATCTGGCATGAGACGGTTCAGGGTTCTACTTATCGACTCGCCACGGGTAGTACAGATGCTCAGGAGATTCTATCCGTTGAATCTAGTAGCTCTATTGCTGGGACTCATAAAGGTAATATTCTTTCTGGTCGAATGATGTTGGGTGGAGGTAGTAATGTTATTACCTTGCGGCGTCCTGCTGGTCAATCCAACCATATTGCGTTTCAAGATAATCGTACTGGATCTATTACCCGTCAAGGGTGGATCGGTTATGGTAATGCTGATACTAACGTTTTTGAATGGTATAGTGATGTAGGTGGTACTTCTATTCGTCACCACATCGACGGACAGATCGAACTTGCAACCGGTAACACAAAACGAGTTTATACTAACGCTCAATTCATCTCAATGAATAGCGACGCCTACCGCATGATCTACGGTAATTATGGTGCATTCTGGCGTAATGACGGTGGTAAAGTTTATCTTCTTTCTACTGCCGAAAATGATAAATTGGGCGGATGGAATGGAAACAGACCGTTCATTTACGATTTGACTAACGGTAAAGTTACTTTAGGCGGTGATGGTAACGAAGGTGCATTAGTTCTTGAAAGAGATAGCCGTGCTGCCCGTTTTAGCAACAATGTATTCTTAGAAAAAGGACTGCTTACTTTCTCTGCTGGTGGAAATCAGTCGATGGATTCTTTTACGATTAACCATTGGGGGAATAGTAATGCCAATCGATATAACGTTTTGCAATTCCAGGACACTAGCGGAACTCACTTTACTACAGAACGTAACGGTACTGGTGGCTTACTTGCTCATTTCCGAGGGGATTTAACTACCGAAGGAAAATTAACGTGGGGCAAAAATACAGCTACTTCTAGCTTTAATATCCGTGCGTGGGGTGCTGATGCTCGTAAACAAGTATTCGAATGTGCGGACGAAAGCGGTTGGCACTGGTACACACAACGACCGGGCGGTCCGGGTACTGAATTAATCGAGTTTGCCATCAACGGTACTGTTAAACCTAAAGCAATTCACACTGGCGGTAATATCACGCTTAACGGTGCTGATATTGAGTTTCGTCGCAGTGGCAATAAGCATTTGTGGTTTAGAGATCCAAATGGCTTAGAATTGGGTCTGTTGTACTGCGATGATGCTGGCGTTATGCGTATGCGCGGTGAGAAACAAACCGAAGTCTGGAAATTCGGCGGTAAGATGATTCAACTTGAAACGGGTACTGTTTCCGGTGGCGGTAATGGTCTGATTCGTGGTTCTGTTGCTGGCGGTAGTTGGACTAGCTGGCGTGATCGTGCTTCTGGTATTCAGGTCGACTGTCAACAATCAACCGATTCCGCTCATAACGTATGGAAAGCAACCCATCAAGGTAAATATCATATCGCAGCAATGGGTGTACATGTTCCTAGCGGTACTATCGGAAATGCTATGGTGCGTATGCACGTACACGATGCAACTTTTGACTTTAACGCTGCTGGTGACTTTACCGCAGGTCGTAACGGTTCGTTTAACGATGTTTACATTCGCTCCGACTCCCGTTTGAAAATTAACAAGGAAGAATTACAGGACGGCGCATTAGAGAAAGTAAACTCACTGAAAGTCTACACCTACGATAAAGTTAAATCTCTTTCCGATGACACGGTGATTAAACGCGAAGTAGGTATTATTGCTCAGGATCTGGAAAAAGTATTGCCGGAAGCAGTAGGTATTCAATCCACCGAAGATCCAGAACATCCAGAAGCAATCAAGACTATTTCTAACTCTGCTGTCAATGCTTTAATCATCAAAGCAATGCAGGAAATGACCGCTAAGTTTGATGCTATGGCTAAAGAACTTGCCGAAACTAAAGCTGAATTAGCCGAACTGAAAGCAACTAAATAATAAAAGTCGGGGGACTAGTTCCCCCGTTATAACAAATTTAATTAAGGGGTAATTCTATGTCTCAACAATTTAAAGATATTTTTACTGGTGGTCTGGTAAGTCTGTTCTATCACGCTGATACCACTAACACCGATCTTGCTGATGAAGCATACGAAGAAATTAAAGAGTGTGCTGGTTTTCCTGAATATTCACTGTCTCGCGGGACGGTAGAAGTCAAATCGTATTCTTCTCAGTATAACCGTAAGCTGGTTGGTAAACTGAACGTTGAAGATCTGACTCTGACCGTTAACTACATCCCAGGTGATGCGGTACACGAGAAGCTCGCAAAAGCTGCCGAAGACGGCACTCGCTGCCAGATCAAAGTAGAGTATTATGTTGACGCCGGAAAACAGACTGGTATTCGCATTGCGTACAACGGCTTCATTTCTAAAGTTGCTATGAACGGTGGCGATGAAGAAGTGGTAACTAAAGAGTTTACCTTTGCCGTTGATGGTGCTCCGCTGAAACAGCAAATCTTCAATACTGCCGCTTGAACTTTCGAAGAACTTCCCGAACCGGAACCACAGCCGGAACATGAAGCGGTGGTGATTCCAGAAGTAGAAGAAGTTACGGCGAAAGCCACAGCTAAACGAAGCCGCAAGGCTAAAGATTAATTATAAGCCCTGCCTTAATGGTGGGGCTTTTTTATTGGAGTAATCAAAATGGCGAATGTCGTTAATAAGCCTGGCTGGGTCGGGTCATCTGCTGTTTCTGTAACTGGTCAACGATGGATGAGCGCAGCAATGAACGCATTAAAGGTTAGTCGCCCAGCTAACATGAGTGCGATGTGTGGTCGTGGTATGGATACGGTTGTAGCTACTGCTGCGTGGTCTACTTCATTGGGTAATAACTGGGGTGTAACTGCTTCAAACTATCCAGTAACTGACATGCGCGGTAAAGGATCTATGGAGAACCCCGAAAACGTGGGCGTAGGGCGTCTGATTGGCGTTATCGTTGGTCAATTCAATGGTGGTACTCCTACTATGGCTGTATATCTCCAGAATGGTAGAGCGGGGAATATAACCGTTAATTTGGGTGGTGCTGCTGTCACTGTTCCTTATAACAGTATGCAAAGTGGTTTTCATTACTACTGGTTAAGCAATCCTCCGGCTGCTTTCCTTACCAACATTAAGAAGACTGGCACTAAGCAGACTTTGAAAATCTCTTAAATTCTAAATAAACATATCGAATTAACTTAAGAGGAAACAAGAATGAATATTAATGAAATGCTGAAAGCCCTTTCTCCGAAACGTGAATCTTTAACCATCGGTGGATTTACTTTCTATGCTCGCCCTATGTCGGTAAAAGAATTTAACGAACATGTTTTCAATACTGATAAAGAAGACCGTGATGAACGTTCGATTCTTCGTTGTATTGAAGATGAAGACGGTAAACCAGTATTTGAATCTATGGAACAAGTTAAGGCACTGTATACTAACGTCCGTAGTGAATTAATCGGTTTGGTTGCTCAAGCATCATTGATGCAAGATCCGGCAGTAATTGAAAACGAGGTAAAGTAAACCCGCTTCTGAATTTCTATTTTCGGCAAATGATGCGATCGGGGCTTAGTAAAGATGAAATGGATAATATGCCAATCACTCTGTTTTGGAAATTATACATTTTCGACACCTACTTAGAACCACAAAGCCCCGCGTTTCATGATATGCAGAATGCGATGTTGCAATATTCCATGTATATGACGTCACAAGGAATGACTCGTGAAACTGCAAAGAAACTCAAGCCTAGCCAATTCCAATTAATTAGAGAAGAAAAACTCTTTAAAACTAAAGAAGAACTGGAAGAACTTGCACGCAAGAAAGAAGAAGAACGTAAAGCGGCAATGCTGAACATGTTTGATCCATCTTTGCTTGAGAAACTCAGAAGCGGTTAAAGGGGTAATTTATGACAAAACATATAGTAACAATAGAAGGGGATAATAAAGGTCTAAGGAGAAGTACCAATGAAGCCGCCGACCTTCTCGATAGTTTGTCTGAAAAGGCAAGTAATATTGATTTTGGTGGTGGCTTATCTGGTCTGACTGGATCTCTTCGTGGGATCGCTGGCTCTGCTGGTTTGGCTGCTGGTGGTATCGGCTTAGTTGCGACCGCAGTGGTTGCAGCCGCTAAAGCTGGCGCGGAATACGTTAAACAATATTCAGAAGTATCTAAGGCGACCGGACTCTCGATTGAATCCCTTCAAAGACTGGAAAAGGAATTTTCTGGTACTGGCCTAACAGTTGAAAAATTTGGTGATATCAACAAAGACACCTTAGATAAGATGGGTGATGCGTGGGCTAACGGTGGTGGTATTGCCGATGATTTAGAATCGGTTGGCCTTAAGTTAGAAAACTATGCTCACTTCATGACAGATCCGCAAGGTGGTATGAAAGCGGCGATCCAAGTGTTCTATGACATGAAGAAAGCCGGAAAATCAATGGCTGAAATCAAGTTCATGATGGAATCTTTAGCCAGTGATTCAAGCCATATGACCAGCCAGCTTGAGAAATATAATAGTGCTCAAGAGGCGATGATCGCTATTCAGAATCAATCTGTTAACGTCACCGAAGAAAACGCTAAAAAATATGATAAATTCTCTCAGAATATTAATAAGCTGGAAAATAACCTGAAAGGTGTCGGCATGACCATTACTGGTCCGCTTGTTGATAGCTTAAACTGGTTATTTGACTGGTTTAATATTGATTGGGAAAAGAGTTCTCTATTCAGGGCATTAGATCGACTGAATAAAGAAGGCAAGACCGCAACTGGTGGTATTCTTAACGCCAACCATAAAGACGCTCAAAAGATTATTGACAAGTACAATAAAGAAAAGCGTTGGAATAATCTGGCAGATTGGGAAAAGGCCGCGATCCGTGGTGCTGGTGTTGATCCTCGTACTGCTGGCTTTGATGTTGAAGGATTTAAGAAACGTTTTGGTGATTCTTATAAGAAAAATGGCTCTCTGATTGTTGTCGATAACGGGGAACATCTAACCCGCAAGGCAGATCCTAACCGTGATTTGACTATCCCGACTACACCAACTCGACCAGCTTCATTGGGTAAGTCTGGTAAAGAAAAGAAAGAAGAGGAAAAAGCCAAGAAGAAAGCGGAAGAGAAAGCTAAAAAGGCTAAGGAAGCCGCAGAAAAAGCACAGAAAGAACGTGAGGATGCAATCAAGCGTCTGAATGCACTTGATGTTAAATTGCAAGGGCAGGTCGCCGCGTCTATTGCTTCTCAGAACAAGCAGTTAGAAGCCAGCTTGAAAGATTTGGACACTGCTTTAGATCTGGGCTTAATCTCTCAGCAAGACGCAGCCGCGAAACGCCAATCCTTAATCGATCAGAATACTGAAAACGTATACAAGATGATTTTAGGTGCTGATCCGGTTGATGCTTTGAATGCCTTAACACAATTGCAACAAATCAGGGACAACGAGTTAGAAAGCCATAAACGGTTACTTGATGGCAAGGCTATCTCCTACGAAGAATATATGCGTCGTGTGAATGATACCGAACAAAGTTATTCACAGATTGAAGATTCTTTGCATGGAATGGATGGTTTTAAAACCAATCAGTTGACCAATAGCTTAGACTATCAAGACTCAAATAACCCGTTTGCTAAATTTAATGCAATCGATAAAGAGAAATCGGAAGCGGAACAAGATTATAAAACCGATAAACTCAAGATTGATGGGATCACCGATCCGGCTAAACGGATGGAAGCATTAGAAAAACTCAATGAAAACCATCAAAAACGAATGGCTGCAATTGAGAAGAAATATGCTGATGCTCGTCAGTCAATAGCCGATGATATGTACGGCGGTTTTGCTGCTGCAATGACTCTCTTCGGGCAGGAAAACACTAAAGCTATGCAGATGGCTTTCACTGCTCATAAAGCATTCTCCATTGGACAAGCGACGGTGAACATGTGGACGGCTGCTACCGATGCATGGAACGATCCGACCAACGTAACCACAGGTCAAAAAATCGCTGCTGCTGCATTGGCTGTTTCTCAGAACATGGGGAACATCGCAAACATCAAGTCTACTAACGTTAGCGGTATGGCTCACGATGGTATTGATAACATCCCTCGTGAGGGTACATGGTTGCTTGATAAGGGTGAACGAGTAGTTGATCAGCGTACTAACGGCGATTTGAAAGACTTCCTTGCTGCTCAAAAATCAGGCGGTGGCAACTCTCAACCGATTGAAGTTAACGCACCTTTGAACATTAACGGCAACGTTAATAGCTCAGACAAGATGGTCATGGACGCCATCAAACGTCACGCTAAGTTAGTTGCTCAGGCGGTAGAAGACGCACAGCGCCGTAAGATGTAATTAAAAGCCCCCATAGTCATAAATAATCATAAAACTATGGGGGCTTTTCTATGTTCAAATCAAAGAATATTAAAATCACAGATTTTACTCTTAAATCAAAACAACCTTTCTTCAAGGCGCAATCTATCTCCGGTAAGTTCCAGCGTCGCTTTACTGGCATCCATTTTTACGAAGCAGAATTTACCGCGAATTTCATGGCTCAGGATATTAACGAAGTAAAAGAATTTGTAGCACGTCACCTTTTTGGTCGTCCTTTCAATGTGCCACTGTCTTACTTTTCAAAATATACAGGTGATGTACGCCAGATGGTAACGGCTGCTGCTGGTACTGCTCGCGGTGGGCGTAAGGTGAGAATCTCCAACTTCACCGGAACACTGAAAGCGGGAACTATCATCCAGTTTGAGAACCACAAGAAAATCTACACGATCACCGAAGACGTGAAATCAGGTGGTGAAATGAAACTCTTCCCTAACTTGCGTCAAAACGTCCTGGCGGGTGAGGTGATCAAGTATCAAAACGTAGAAGGTGAATTTGTTCTCAAAACTGAAAATATCGATTGGAAGATCGCCCAGATTGGCAAGATGAAATTCGAATTAGTGGAGAATGTATAATGGCAACTATTCAGGAATCATTCAGCAAACTATGCACTAATCTGGACTTCATCGAGGTCTACAACGACCAGACAGGTCAGAACGTGTCTAGATTGACGCTACCGCAGCTTTTTTCCACTGGATCGATGTTTCACATTATCGAAGTGATAACAGCGTCAGGGGACGTTCTACGGCTTACAGATGGGTATTTCGATTTGGACTATAACGGATTTACGTATCTCGCAACGGGTGATTTTCTTCAAATCTCATCGAATACCGAAGAGAAGGAGATCAACAACAACGGGATCAACGTAACTGTTTCTAACGTTCGCGAAGAATACATTACCCTGATTCGAAACAAGCAATTCGATAAATCTGATGTGAAAATCGAGATGGTTTTCCTTAACCCCAACACGGGCAAAGTTGAAACCACTTACCCTGTTTTCCGTGGGGTAGTCGATTCCATCGGGATTAACATCGAACATGAAGATGATGAGTGTAAAAACGAATCAGAATTTCAGCTTAATAGTATCTGGGAAGTTCTAGATAAAAACGCTCGTAGTCATGCCTCCGATGGTATCCACCGTTCCTATGTTGGAAACGAGAACGATCTATTCTTCTCCCGTGCCGGGAAGTGGAATAGCGAAAGCAAGTGGCATTCATCGAAGAAATAATCCCTTCTCCCTAAGCCTAGTAAATAACAGCATGGAGGTATTCAACATGCTAAAAACTAGGCTTATCACCGATTACATCAATTCTTTAATAGGTCAGGAGTTCGTTCAAGGCGAGAATGATTGCAATCTCATTGCATGTAAGATCATCGATATTCTCGCTGGTACTGACCTATATAATTCTCTTTATAAAAAATATTCAACTAAAGAAGAAGGCTTGAAAATCTGCAAAGAATTAAGCGGGTATTCAAATATCCTTCAACCAATTAAGAAACATTTCAAATTAGTCACTGATGATTTACAGGACGGCGACTTACTGGTCACAGCCCACAAATTAGGAAACCGTAATTATTATTCCGTAGTTCCTCATTATTCCGGTTATGGCCTCGTTGAAGAAGATGGTATCTGGATGACCATTCCTGTTTCAGACATTGACTATGAACAAGTTTATAGATTCGGGGGTGAATAATGGGATTTGAAGTATTGGTAGGCGCGGTTATTGCTGGTGCGTCTGCTGGGATGGCTGCTGCTGCAACATTTTCTGTTATGACCGCAGTCGCTATCGGTATGGCTGCTGGTGCAATGACTTTGATCGCTTCCACTGTAGGCGCACCAAAAACACCTAAAGTACAAAGCCCAGATAATGCGGTGACACTAGGAACATCAAACGATCCGAAAGCGGTGATACCAGTCGTTTTCGGTACTACCCGCACTGGCACAAACTGTGTTTACAAAGCAGTTTCTAAGCAAGAAAACAATAAGCTAGTGCAAATCTTCTCTGTAGCCGAGGGTGAAATCGACCATTACAAAGCACTCTTTATTGATAATAAAAATGTTCTTGTTGGTAAGAACATGACGATCCGTGATGGTATTCTCGATAAGGGCAACATTAAAGAAGAATATCGTAAAGTATTAGAAGTCGAGTTCCGCACGGGCAAGAATCCTAACACCGCTTTGTCGCTGGCAAAACGTCATTTAGGCTCAGACTGGACCGACGCTTTCAAGGGTAACGGCATTGCGACCATGTGTATTGTGTTACGTCGTGATGACAAATCTCTTGCTGCTGGTGTTGATATTCTCCAGCCAAATAGCCAGGTAGCAGTAGACGTTTGCGGCCTTAAAATCCGTAACCTTGAAACCAATGCTATTGAGGCTAGCACTAACGGCGTGGATCAGATTTTCCACTACCTAACAAATGAAAAATATGGCTTATCCGTACCAATTGAAAACATTAACGTTGATTCATTCCTGAAAGTACGTAAACAAGTACGCCAGATGGATCTACATTCAAACGGTGCATGTGATCCGAACGCCAGCTTTAAAGAGAACTTGACTAATCTTATGCAGACTTTCGGCGGGGTGATGTTCGAATCCTTTGGACGTATTACGCTGAAACTGGATGCTCCTGATATTGTTAAGCATACCTTCAATGAAGACAATATCATGATGGGTAAGGTATCACTGAAAACAGGTGGCACTAACGGTTATTTCAATACCATTAACGCGATGTATCAAGAACCATCAATTGACTATTCAGAGCAAATGCTACGTTATCCGGCTGATGCTGAAAACGATGCTACTGTTCGCGCAGATGGTCGAATTATTGCTAAGGATGTAGAATATCGTTTCGTTAAGTCTAAAGATCAGATTGATAAACTCGCGAGCATTGAGCGAAATAAATCTCGTATCACTCAGGTTATCAGCTTTATGACTACTGACGCATTCACTGCCGAAGTTTGGGACGTTATCAGCGTAACCTATGATGAATTAAAACTGAATAATTCACTTTGGCGTATTACTGCAATTGACCGCTCGATTGATTCTGGTATTGCTGGGATGATGACGATCACCGCCACAGAATATAATTCTCAGGTTTATACTGACCTGAACTATGCGGCAACTCCAGACAATAGACCAAGTGGTTTACCGGATTCAATGACAGTACAGAAGCCTACTAATTTCAGGATTAAGGCAACTGGTGAGACGATTTACGGTAAAAACGTTACTTTGACATGGGATGCACCGGAAGATTTTAACCGCTACGGCTTCCAGATTGATTACCGTGTAAGTGGATCGCCTAACTGGATTAAGCTGGGACAGACTTCACAGCAAATTTTCAGTGTCAATGCACTGGCAAAAGATCGCTCTTATGATTACCGAGTTTGTGCTTTCGGTATCATCGCTCGATCCGATTGGGTAGAACTGATTAACCAGAATCCGACTGTTACCTATGAATTGCCGACTCCGGTTATTCGAATCAAAAATCAGGGTAGCACGCCAGGAACTTTCGAAGGTAATGATCTGATTATCGAATGGGAAAACCAGCAAGGCTTAGATGTTGAGATCAACGGTGAAACTAACAAGTTTAGTGACCTGTTTGAAGCATACATTATCAAGGTGACTAACAAGGCTGGTAAGTCTATTCAGTACCGTACCCGCGATCCTGAATCATGGACTTATACGCTTGATATGAACCAGTTTAACGGCCTTTCGCGTCAACTGACGGTAGAAGTATCGGCTAAGGGCTATAACAACTCAGAGAGCGCCCCAGCGCGTTTAGTGGCTATCAACCCACAACATAAGCCAATGAAAGGTTTTAGTGCGCGTGGTGGCTTTAATAGTGTGTTTGTTAGCTGGGCAGATGACGTAGAACATGATTATGCAGGGTCAATCATCCAGTATGCAACCGATAACACTTTCTCCGATGCAAGGGCAGTAAGCACGAATAGTGTTAGCCATACTTCCTTTGATTTGGCTGATGGTGATTATTATCTTCGTGCGGCACATTACGATATTTTCGGTATGGATGATGCTGTTTGGTCTGAACCTTATTTCATGCAAATGAGATCTACAATTAGCTGGGACGATCAGGACAAAGAAGCACTGGAAGACCTGATTGGTTTACAAGATCGCTTAGATGAAACCATCGCTGATGCTATTGCTCAAGCTGGCGCTAATGCCGATGCTAAAATTGATGCAATGCATAAGCAAATCACTACAGAAACAGGGCAGACGGTGCAAGCCTCAGCCGATACTCTCAAGAGTCTGATTGTCTCTGGTGATCAAGCAAGTTCCACTAAGATCGACCAGGTTAAAGCTGAATTGAAAGGCGATATCACCAAAGAAGTTAGCGCATCTGCTACTACCCTGAAACAAGCAATTGCTACCAGTGAGGCAGCAAGCGCAAGCAAGATTGATCAAGTTCGGGTAGAAATGGATGGCAAGATTGCTGGCGTGAATCAGGAAGCAGATGTAAAAATCGATGCTTTGAAGGGAACCATTAACAGCAAATATAATCTGGCGGTTAATGCAGATGGTCGCGTGGCTGGTATTCACATGAGCGCAACCAACGATCCGGCACAACCGACGAGAATCATCTTTAATGCTGATAAAATCGCGGTAGCTCCACAGAACGGATCGGAAGTATGCCCGTTTGGTATCGAAGGTAACAAGGTTTATCTCGATAATGCGATGATTCGTAATGCTGCAATTGGTACAGCCCAGATTAATGATGCGGCAATTACCACGGCTAAAATCGGCAATGCTGCAATTAACAGCGCGAAGATTCAGGACGGGGCAATCACTAACGCGAAGATCGTAAACGGTGCAATTGATAACGCTAAAATCGGTAACTATATCCAGTCTTCCAACTGGAACGGGTCCACCGGATGGCATATCAACAAGAACGGGTCCGCTACGTTCATGAATGCAACCGTTAAAGGTAATATCACTGCTGATTCTGGTACTCTGAACAACGTCACGATTAACTCTAGCTGTGTTATTAAGGGTATGCTTGAAGCTACTCAGGTTAAGGGTGATTTCGTTAAGGTGATTGGACGTAAGTTCCCGCATCGTGATGTTAACGTTGATAATGGTTATGCTGGTTATCCACAGGGAACGGTCACTGTTCGCGTTGAAGATGATCACAAGTTCGATCGTCAAATCGTTATTCCGGCTGTTAGTTTTGGTGGATTGCGAGCGCGTGAAGGGTCGAACAATAATACCTATTACGACACCTGTCGCCTGATTGTTCGTAAGAATGGGTCAGAGTTGTATAATAGGGCGTATGGCGGTAATACTGGTCTTTACTCAGGTGTTATTGATATGCCAGCGGGTAAGGGTGCTGTGACCTTGACCTTTGAAGTGCAATCAAGCGCAATCAACAACTGGACGCCTAGCACATGGATCAGTGATTTAACGGTAATGGTAACTAAAAAAGCAACTACCGGTATTACTGTTTCTTAAAATTTAATTTTAATAATAAATCCCGCTTAATTCTTTTGAGTTAGGCGGGATTATTTTTATCTAAATAATTTTGCCATTAAACTATATAAAAATATCGGGGGCGTAATGACTGAAATTATATATGGCGGTATCGGTGTTATCGCCTTAATTTGTGGTGGATTATGGAGACTTCACCGAAATCAATTAGCCACAGAAAATAGATTGTCGAAATTAGAGTCCAATGATGCATTGTTTAATCAGAAGTTTGAAACAATGCAGAATAACCACGACCAGATCGCCGAGAGAGTTTATCGCATGGAACAAACCCTTCACGGTATAGAAAAGAAAGTGGTTGCGATGGACGCTAAATTTGACCAAGTTATCGATTTACTCAGACAAAAATAATAATAAAAGGGGTGAATATATGAAGAATAAACTTAAGAAATATTTTGGTTATCTCTTGATTGTCGCCCTCACTTATAACGTAGCAATTAGACCTCTGCTAACGTCCTTTGGGCTTGAACTCCCGGCTATGACCGTGGATGAACAATTGCTAAGGACACTGGCGGGGGTCTTTTCGTTATTAGGGGGCTAACATGGCAACCAGTACCAATAAACGAAACGCTCTAAGGACTAAGAAAGCGTTACGGCAATGGTCTGAAAAGGCAACCGATACATTCGAAAGGGCGATAGGGGAAGGGGCGATCTTTGCTGCTCGTGCACTACAGAAGAAGATTAACAAGAATGTTGATAGACCTACTCGCTGGACTCAGCAAGCTGTAGGTAATACCAACTACAAGAACCGTTCAGGGACGAGACACCAAATCTTCATTAAGGGCGCAAGGGATAAGGACAAGAAGATCGGCAGTCAGGACGACTATCTGAAACACTATTTCGATGGGGGCAAAATCAATAAGCTAGTGCCAATCGCTAACGGTAAGGTCTTAGACGCCCACGGGAACATTAAGGCCATCAAAGGCGGTAAGATGATGCGTAACATCGAAAATGGCAACTTCATCAAGGTAGAGAATAAGGAAGGGACTTTTATCATGAAGAAGTACAAGCCTAAGAAATCCAGAACCAAACGCGCTAAGAATGGATCGGCGGTGGCAAAACGTCGCTTAGAGAAACGCACACAGAAACAGAGTAAGCGAATTGTTGCCGTTAAGTCGGATAAAATTTCTACTCGTTATTCGACGCTAGGATCGTGGGAAAGCAACGAGGAAATGATGCTTAAGAACATTAATAAGCACATTAAATCGCGCATGAGATACGTTTAATACATAAATACCCTCATAGAATCTTATGGGGGTATAACATGGCTAAAAATATTTTCACTGAATTTCCTACTTATCCGGTCGACCAGCTTTCCGGTATTTTTATTAATGGCATTAGCCCAGAATCCATGACACATGATTTTGAGGCGAAGAGAGTTAAACATAAACAATATAAAGAATGTATCCGCGATCATGAAAAAGGGACCGTGTTTTGTGTCGCTACATTGGCTAAACGTCCTAAGTATCGTTTTCGTGTAGGACAAGAAGTTGATGTGGTTAATCCTTATAGCTTTAACTGTCTGGGTGATGCACGCGCGGTGTGTGTAGGCACTGCTCCTTATTATATCAAGGGTATGCGCTTTATTGGTTATATCTTCGAAATGATCTAAGGGGGTAATATGTTAAGCAAACATTTTTCTCGCAAGGAATTTAAATGTAAATGCGGAAAATGTGATTATGATACAATCGACGCTGAATTACTGGTAATTCTTGAGGATGTACGAGAGCACTTCGGTAAACCAGTGATTATTAACAGTGGCAACCGTTGCCCGACTCATAACAAGAATGTAGGCGGTGCAACCAACAGCTATCACGTTCGAGGCCGTGCGGCTGACATTGTGATCAAGGGTGTCTCCCCTGATATTGTCCATGCTTATCTTGATGGGAAATACCCTACTCAATACGGCTTAGGCAAATATAAAACCTTTACGCATATCGATTCCAGATCGAAAAAATCACGATGGAATGGATAAAATTAAAGCGCCTCTAGTGGGCGCTTTTTTGTTATATAGCAATTGTTTTAGTTGCATAGCTGAACTTGTCGGTTAGATAATAGCGTATTCTCTCAAGTGCATGTTTTACCGCATAATTTTTATGCTTGACTTTTCCGTTACGACCGAATATACACAGATGATCTATAAGATCCCAGACCGTTGCAATATCCTTAGAACCATGTTTACGCAATGCACGACCGATACTCTGACGAACGATAGTTGATTCCTTCACTGGATGACCGAAAATAACATGGTGCAAGTTCTTAATTGAAACACCAGTAGAGAACACACCATAGGATGCAACGCAAATGATCCCTGTTTCCCCTTCCGCTAATTTCTTAAATTCATCACGTTCTTCTGTCTTAACTCCACCGTCAATATAATAAACCTTGTCGTGTACCTTCTGTAACGCATCATACATAAGTTTTCCGTGCTTAGTATTGCGGAACATCAGGAATACGTTTTCGCCCTTCTTAGCGAGTTTTAGCGCCAAATTACAAGCAAACTTATTTCGTCGTGGGTTAGACGTAATATACTTGATCTCTTCCGCATATTCTCTCCCCTTAACCGCGCTACATTCCTCATCGGTATAACGAAGGAAAAGACAGTTAATTTTCAGTTTTGTCACCTGCCCTTCTTCCATCAGGCGGTCAATACTCACGATCTTAGAAATATCACCGAAAAGCCCGACATACTGCATTAAATGGCACTTTGATTCTTTCGGGGAACCAGTCATGCCGATCTTAAATTGACAATGATTCATTCCGTTAATGATATTGGTAATATTTTTGGCACTAGCCTTATGTGATTCATCAACTATCAACATTCCATATTGTCGGAACCATTCAGGAGGCATCTTGCAAGCTGATTGCCAGGTACTAACCGTGATTAACCTGTCTCCCGGATGTTTCCCGCTACCACTCATCATTGTATGAATTGCTTCATAAGGGAATAGCCTATAATCGACAAAATCATCCCTCATTTGAACCACCAGCGATGTAGTAGGGACAATGATTAGAACTTTTCCGGTGTAGTTCTCTAAGTACCAACGAGACAGCATACAAGCAATCAATGACTTACCCGCACTGGTAGGAAGAACCAGCATTCTACGGCGATTATGAATACCCTGAAAGACTGCCTCCCTTTGATACCAGTAAGGATTGATTTTATTGGAACCGGAATACACTTCTAAGGAATCAATCCATTCATTAATCGCGTCTTTGGTTACATCTTCCTTCTCAAGCAATCTAGGGTCAATCCAGACTGAATACCCCATATTTTTAACAAAGACACCCAACGTTTTTAATAGTCCAATTGGTAGGGTGTTTTCATGCGTAAACAGTCTTATTCGTCCATCCCAGCCAGAATACTTGTAACGGGGGCTAAACCTAGCCCCTTCAACCTCAAACGAGAAATAATCTCTTAATTCCATTCCGATAGAAGGAGAGCAATCAACCTTAACGAAACTGTAATCTTGAAAATGAATTTTAATATCTTGCATTAGTTCCACTCCACACTTGCAATATTCTTTATATTGTTTAGTGATTTATTGCAGTAGTGGAATGTTTCAGTTTTGCCGTATTCAATCCCGCCTATACCCACATCCAGATAGAGAATGCAATAGTAAGACAATTTTCTCTGATAAATAGTAGTGAACTTATTATTTTAGAGGAAACTACTATGAAACTTGCTTACGCTGCCTAATGCAATTAAATTAAAAAAGGGGTACGAATGTACCCCTTAACTGTTTTAGCTCGTTATACGTCGATTTAGGCCGCTTAAATTCCAAATTCCTGTAATGGACCTGGTATTTCCTCTTCTGGTTTCCAGTCTTTATCTGTCAGCATGTCTAAACATGGATGCAAAACAAGCCCGTTACTTTCCAGAATCTGTCTATCATTGATAGTTTTCAAATCAATGAATATCCGGCCTTTCCTCGTTCCTCTTGAATTTTCTATTACAACTCTCTGGGTCTTTCCATCGATGTATTCCAGTACAAACAAGTTTTTGTTTCTGTCAATCCTGCTACACCCGATCCGCTTTAGAGCTTGCTTAATCTTAAACCGGACCTTTAGTCGTTCCTCGTTATAAACATCTTCTAAATCAAATTCTGCGAGCTTCTCCCAGCCTTGAGAGTCCACAGAATACATTTCCTCTTCTGCCATCTTGATCTGATTGTAGAGTGTTTCACGCTCGCTATTGAGGGTAGTAATCTGATCGGCTAGCTCCTTCGTTGCTCCTGTCATAGCAGAAAGGGCAATCAGGTTATCAATCTTGCGTGATATTTCATCAACCTGTACTTTCAACGCCGGAACCGGATTAGCCTTATCCTCAGCAATCCAGATTTTATCAGCCAGCAATTGCAATACAGCTTTCTCTAATTGATCCCCTCGAAAACTCCAGTTTGGATGCTCGCAATCAAGTCTACGTGAACGGGTCGCATCACATGTATAACGATACTGGTCAGAACGTTTGTTCGTTCCCTTCACTTTAACCATAGCGCAACCGCAATGATCACATTTCAATAGGCCAATACCACTAAGCAGGGGGATCGGTTTAACTTCTTCCTTGTCTCCAAAGTTCCATGCTCTAGCACCAATATTTTTCTTAAGGTGATAGAACGTAGGGTCATCAATAACACGAGGGTAATAATCCTTTAACTCATAGTTAACGCCATCTACAGAGACCTCCTTGATACCAATCAAAGCGCGGGTATGAAACAACCTTTCAACCATTGCCCGTGACCATTTTGAATGCTTCTTGTTGCTAACCGCTGGTGGCGGTGTATAAGTCTCGTTAAGGTGATCCAGTATCTCGGCGGTTGAACGTCCATTCTTCCGCAATTCCACAATATCCTGAACAACAGGGAAGTACACCGGATGAGGCAGCACATAACCGGAAGTGGTATCCGTCCACCACATATTCTTTCCAACTTCCTCGATTGCCACTGCCGGATTCTGGGGATTTTCTTGATGGGCTTTAATCTTAATCAGTGCGCTTGAATTAGTACGATTGCGCTTAGTCTGACTTTCCTCATTACCACGGATGAATAAAAGGATGGAGAACATCAGGTCCATCGGATTAGCGGTAACAGTATCCAGCGAGTAGATCTTGTTATCCATGCCAGTAACAATGGTTATTCCCCTACGGATGATTGAAAGGAATAACTCCTGCGCACTGACAATATCGGCACGGGATAAGCGGTCCAAGTTTTCAATGAATAGCCAGCTACCAACAGGAACGGATCTACCAATTGCATCAAGGAAACGAGATAGCGCCCCTGTTTTAGAGTTAGCACCCTTAAACGCAGATACACCCAGATCCTGATAATCATTTACCAGTTCAAGGTCATACTTTGCCGCAATCTCTCTCGCCATCCTGATTTGTCGTTCATAACTCGAACCATCACTCTGACGCATAGACGAGAAGCGAATATACGAATATAGTTTAGTTTTCATACCATTTCCAAACAAAAACGCCCCTACCGTGTATTATAACGATAGGGGCATTGGTTAGTAAGTCATTAATATTTCTTTCCAGTTAGTTTTGCATCACGTTTATTAATATCCTCGATATGACTCCATACACACGCAGTAATAAAGTCGTCATCGTCACCAACTCCGGCAACCTGTGCTAATTCAGTACACAGTTGATTTAAAGAAGGTGCAACGGCAGCACGTTTGACACTATCACCCTGTACATATTGTTCGGCATTTGCAGCACCAACCAAACCCAGAGCAAGAACGATACCAGCGATAATCTTTTTCATAATAGAATCCTCTTTGTTATTTGAATTACGATATATTTATATCGTTAAAAATTGATGCTAATTACCAGACCAAACACAACCGCACCAATCAAATCAATCCAGTTAATACACAATCCGCTATATTCTTTCTTGAATGTCTTGGATGAAATGCCATCATGAAATTGTTTCATTGCTCACCCCATACTAACGACAAGATAAGAAAGACTAATCATAGTTGTGAGACTACCTCCCACGAATGAGATAAAAGCTAACATGTTTGATTCTCCATTTAAAAAGCGGTGGGAATTACACCCACCAAATTAGAAATTAATTAAGCGCGAACGATGGTCAGAGTATCCAGCAAACCTTTTTCGTATAATTCGAAACACGTTTTATATTGCTCAATCTGGAAACCATAGCGGGTGATCTTATTCAGTAGAATAATCACGGTATTCTCATCTAGGTATTGTCCTTGCTTACCAATTACATATGACTCGCGGGATAGTCTCAGCTTACGGAAACCTTTAACACCTAATTCCTTAGCCACCGCTTTAATCTCGTTAATCTCACCTTCTGCGGCTACATATTCAGCGTCGATAATCTCAGTTGATGATCTCAGTGCTACCAGAACTAAGGCCATTGCTTCTTCTTCTGTACGCGCAACACCAGCTTTCTCGAAAGTCATCTCACCAAATTTACGAATCATGATATTGAACATTGTTTTGCTGCCTTACTTCTTGCTGATAAACTCTTTAGCGATAAAGTTGATTACTTCTTTCAGCTTCTTGTCTGTATCGATGCACGCCGGTAATTCTTCTTTAATCTCCTGCGGCAGATACACATTGCCTTTAAAGTGGAGGAAACCATCATTACCAATCATGTAGGAGAACATCCATTCACAATCGTTATCCGCTTCCCAGAACGCTACGGTCTCATCGCCAATCAAGGTAATGTCCATGTTGCGACGTGCTGCGTAGTTGATGATTGCTTTACCGATGTTCAT